TTATTGCGGGTTCATCCGGTGCAGGGCTGGATGGTGGTTTTGCTAATTCAACTTACCTTACAGCTCAGAATTTTAACGGAGGCGGTGCATAATCATGGCAAGCATAATTCAAATACGCAGGGATACAGCGTCTAACTGGTCTTCTGCTAATCCAACACTAGCTCAAGGCGAGTTAGGTCTTGAAACAGATACTCTCAAGGTTAAGGCGGGTGACGGGTCTACAGCGTGGAACTCAGCTAGTTACCTGATTGATACGGGCGGTTATGTTACCGCTACGTATTCAGGCAATGTTGCAATTACAGGATCTCTAGCTGGAGATAACATTAAGCTAGACGGTAACGCTATTTCGTCTACAAATACTAACGGCAACATTCAGCTGTTTCCAAACGGCACTGGTTATACAGAGCTATACGGCAACACTAACGCTGGAACAATTCGTTTTAACTGCGAAAACAACAGCCACGGTGTAACTGTTCAAGGCCCAGCACACAGTGCCGCAGCAACCTACACGGTAAAGCTACCAGACACTTTAGGTCTTACACAAGCATCAGGTCTTGTTACTACTGACGCTAACGGTGTAGCAACTTTTGATGATGGCATTTCAGAAGAGTACGTAGCAGTTACGTCTTCTTCAAACGCTACGGCTGTAAACCTCAGAACGGGTACTAACTTTAGCCACACGTTGACAGAGAACACTACGTTTACGTTTAGCAACCCTGCTGCCAGCGGTAAGTTTTCAGCGTTTACCTTGAAGCTAGTACAAGACGGAAGTGCTTCTGGATTTACTGTTACATGGCCCGGAGCAGTGGATTGGCCTGCAGCTACAGCACCAACACTAACAGCCACGGCTAATGCGGTTGATTACTTTGTATTTATTACGCATGACGGTGGCACTACTTACTACGGCTTTACTGCAGGGCAGGCACTAGCATGAGTAGATCAGCTTTAAAAGGGTTGCAGGCTGCTGCTGGCGCTGCTGGTGGTGGCCCTGTTTACGTTGACGATGTGTTTTCTACGGATGTGTACAAAGGCCCCGGTTCAGCCGTGACTATAACCAACGGTATTGACCTTTCTGGAGAAGGAGGGCTGGTTTGGCATAAAAGCAGAACCACAAGTCAAGCCCATTATTTACACGACACCGAACGAGGTACTTTAAAGCGACTAAACTCCAACAGTAATGCCGCTCAAACATCAGGCTATCCTAACGGAGTGGCCTCGTTTAACAGTGACGGCTTTACATTTGCACCCAGTAGCTCGTATGACGGATCAAGCGATAAGTTTGTAACGTGGACATTCCGCAAGCAACCGGGGTTTTTTGATGTTGTTACTTATACGGGGACGGGAGACACAACTGGCGGGTCACCTACTCACAGGAACATCCCGCATAATTTAGGTGTTGCGCCGGGGATGATTATTACAAAAAGACTTGATAGCTCAAATAGCTGGTACACATGGCATAGGGGCGTAGCTGATGATAATGCTTACTTTGCGTCTACTGGATTCCTAGACAATGATGCTGATTTTGGTGGATACCAAGGTTTTGCTACAAACGCTAACCAAACATCTACGCATTTTGCGGTACGACAAAACTCTGACACTGCTGACCAAACAAACAGGCTAGGTGCTTCTTATGTTGCCTACTTATTTGCCCACGATGCCCAAGACTTTGGTGAAGATTCTGACGAAGCCATTATTAAGTGTGGTAGCTATACGGGTAACGGTAGTAGTACCGGCCCTACGGTTGATCTTGGATTTGAGCCTCAGTGGTTGATGATTAAAAAATCGTCAGGTTCTGCGGGCTGGTATATGTACGACAATATGCGAGGAGTAGCAACTGGCGGTAATGACGCTCTTTTATACGCAAACGGTTCTAGTGCAGAAACAAACAATCAAAACATAGTGGATTTTACATCTACTGGCTTTCAAATAGTCAATGCAGACGGCGATATAAATGCAAGTGGTGCAAGCCACATCTACATGGCCATCCGCAGACCTCACAAGCCAGCATCAGAGTTTGCGGCTACTCAGCTTCTTGGCCTAGATAAACCCACAAGCGGTAATAAGATAACTCCCGGCTTCCCCGCGGACTTTGGTTTTACACATAACACAACAGGTTCTGGGGGATGGTATGTTGGAGCCAGACTGACGCAAGGGGCTTATACTGGTTTTGTTAACTACCCTGCAGAATCGAGTCATGCAAATTATGCTTGGGATTCAATGACTCAGTTTTTTACCGGCTATACATGGGCCGACTACATGAGTTATGGATTCCGCAGAGCGCCGGGGTTTTTTGATGTTGTAACTTATACGGGTAATCAAACGGCAAGGCAGATATCTCACAACTTAGGCGCAGTTCCAGAAATGATGTGGGTAAAGTGCCGCAGCCAAACTAGACCTTGGGCAGTTTATTTGGCATCTCAAGGTAATACTAAGGTTGCTCAACTAAACGACGGTGGTGCTTTTACTGCGGATACTTCTTCTTGGAATAACACATCCCCTACTAGCACTCATTTTACCGTTGGTGACAGTGCTACTACCAACTTTAATCCTGAACCAATGATTGCTTATCTATTTGCTTCAGTCCCCGGCATATCAAAAATAGGAACCTACACAGGCACAGGCACAAGCAGTAACGTAAACGTAGACTGCGGCTTTACCAACGGCGCTAGGTTTGTGCTGATTAAGTGGGCAGACGATGTTAGTAATTGGTATGTGTGGGACTCTGTGCAAGGCATTGTAGCTGGCACTGAGCCTTATCTTAGACTTAGCAGCCAAGATGCACCCGTCTCAACCACAGATTGGATAGACCCACTATCAAGTGGTTTTACTATCACAAACGCGGCTGGTAATGATGTTAACACTTCTGGCGGCACTTACATGTTTTACGCAATAGCATAGGAGAATCAACTATGTCTGAATATCGCATCAGATCAACGGGTGAGGTCAAAACTCAAGGCCAAATTCGAAGCGATCATCCCAACACATCTTTACCCAAGGTCTGGACTGAAGCTACTTGTGACGGTCTAGGTATTGACCCAGTACTAACATCACCTCAGCCAGAGCCTTCTGGTGACTACAAGGTTGTAGTGCGTGATGGTGTAGAGCAAGACGCTAATGACAACTGGGTGTACGCATGGACAGAGCGAGATATGTTCACTGAGTACGAAGAAGAGGTCACTGACGAAGAGGGCGTAACGACTACTAACGTAGTGACTGTGCAGGATCAGATTGACGCCTACGATGCAGCAAATACCGCAACCTTAGCGGCTACAGAACGCGCTACACGGGACGATTTGCTAAAGGAAACAGACCACTATGGGCTGTCCGATGTAACCATGTCAGACGCTATGACAGCGTACAGGCAGGCGTTACGAGATGTGCCACAACAGGAAGGTTTTCCGCAAGAAGTTACATGGCCCGAAAAACCTGAATAGCGAAAGAAATGAACCCGATGGAAGAACATAGACTGGATCGAATTGAGCAGAAGCTCGACAAGCTGACTGAAGCTGTATCACAGATTGCTCGCGTCGAAGAGCAGATCCTATCTGTGTTCAAGCGCATGGATAGGCATGAGAAACGCCTAGACGATCAGGAAGATGATATACGGGAGCTAGAGGGCGCTGTGTTAGCTAACTCAAGCTCCGTTAAAAATGCTGAGCGATTCTTTTGGATTGTTGTCAGTGCGTGTATATCCTTTGTTGTTTACATGGTGAAGTAAGTTATGTGGACTGCATTGATAGCTCCGATTGCTGACATCTTTGGACAGGTGATTAAAAACAAGTCTGAAGAAAAGAAGGCAATACACAATGCCAAACTTGAGGTAATCAAGACTACGGCATCGTGGGAGCAGTTGATGGCTACTGCTAGTGCTACTTCATGGAAGGACGAGTGGTTTACTTTGCTGCTGTCAGCGCCCGTGGTTGCGCTTATGTGGGGCATTAGTATGAATGACATAGAGATACTAGATCGAATAGGCATTGCCTTTGAAGAACTAAATAGGCTTCCTGACTGGTATCAGTATCTTTTGTTTATGGCTGTATCTGCATCTTTTGGTATTCGTGGTGCTGATAAGTTGCTTGCGTTAAAGGGGAAGAAGTAGATGGCAACACGCGAACAGATTGATTCCCTGTACCAACAGTATTTAGGCCGTGATGCAGATGATGCAGGCGCAAATTATTGGCTTAACTCTATTAACCAAGGCGGCGCTACTTTAGCTGATGTTGAATACAACATTAGCATTTCAAATGAAGCAAAAACTGTTCAAGCAGTTAATAATTTATATAACGAATACTTAGGCCGTGATGCAGACAAGTCGGGCTTAAACTATTGGGTTGATTCCATCAAAGAAGGTGGCGTTAGCTTAGAAGACGTTGAATACAACATTGCTATTTCAAATGAGGCTCAGCAGTTTCGTTTAGATCAAATGGATATGTTGGAAGACACTACGGCAGAAGACACTACTGCGGAAGGTGTTGTGGTCGATACTGATGACCAAGGCAGTTACACGGTTATTACCAGTCGAGCTAAAGGTGATGCTAGCAGTCCTTTTGGCGGCACTGCTGAGTCTAATGAGACATCACAGCTTGTACAGATGACTGAGAGCGAGCTTCTGCAAGAGTTTGAAGACTCTGGGCAGTTACAGCAGCAGTTTGGGTCGTTTGAAAACTACATGGGCTATATAAAAGATTCTCAGGAATGGGTTCAGTCAGCAGACTGGATGCTTGCTAATCCTGAGTATCGACGTAGCGATATTGAATCTGCTGTTATTGAAGGTGAAGACCTTAGATTTAGGCCGGGGGAAAAAGAAGAAGTTACAGAAAAAATAAGCCAAGATATCAGTAATGCCCGTCAAAGTGACTATCAGCAGTGGATGAACGAAGGCGCTGACATACTTCAGAAGTGGGGCATTCAAGACACTGTTTATAACGACGATGGCGATCAGTTTAAGTGGACGGGTTCTGGGTATCAAAAAACAATTAAGATCGATGACCACGCTAGTTTTGCTGACTACGCTATAGCCTTAACAAAGGCGGCTGTTATTAGTCTTGCTACAGGCGCGGCAGGGCAGGCGCTTGCATCAGGTCTTAATGTTACTGGATCGGACGTTCTTGCTCAGCTACCAAAAGGCGTTAAAGATGTTATTCGGTCAAGCGAGACTTTAAGTGCGGCAGTTGAAGCTGTTGCGGATGGGCTTCCGGGGTTGATGGCTGGCGGAACAGGTGGAGGGGCTGCGCTAGAGAGTGAAATTGACAGGATATTTACTGAAGCTCAAAGCGGGCTTATTGTCAATCTTGCTGGCACTGATTTTGATGGCGGCCAACAGGCTGTCGGTATTGAAAATGATGACGGCACTACTACTTATAACGCTTTTAATCTGCCGGCTGGATATATTTTAGACACAGCTCGCAATGTTGTTATTGACCAAGCAAGCGGCACTGAATACCAGATTGTTCCCGGAATGTATGGCGCTAGAGTAACCTTACCAAATATAGAGCCAACGACAGAAGATGGCGGCGGTGCAAGCGGTGGCGGTGGAGGCTCATCTACAGGCGGAGCAGGTGGCGGGGCTGACGCAGGCGGGGCTGATGCAGGCGGGGCTGACGCAGGTAGTACTGCTGGAGATGCTGCAAGTCTTCCCGGTGGAGGTGGAGGTTCTGGCGGAACTGGCGGTGTTGAAACCCCATCTGGCTCTACAGGAATAGAAACTACCTCCACTGGTGAGGGATCGCCAATTGTTTGGACTGAATCAAATCCTTGGGAAAATGATCCTGAAGGCGTATTTGGTGGATTTATTCTTGTCGATCAAAATGGCGAGTGGGGCACTTCTGGAACGTCTAGGGTTCAGATAGAAGGCACTGGCGTTGTCATTGATATTGATTGGGAAAATGGAACATATACCAGTGATTATGTATTTGGCGGTCAAGATCCAGACCCTGATGATGATGGGCTAGACACCACAAAAACAGAAGACCCCGTTACAACTGGCGGCGGCGGAGCCGCATCTAATCCCGCAGCGGGTACAGAGTTAGCTTCTGAGTGCCAAGCTAATGGCGACAAAATAGTAGTTACCGCAGATGGTAAAGGCGGTAGGACAACCTCGGTTGTCAAGGGTGGTTGTTTAGAAGGAGGCGGCCTTGACCTGTCAGTCATTTTAGGCGGTGACGGCTCTGATGATAGTAGCAGTAGCGGTGCAGGAGATGTCGTTAACTCTGGAGCGGGCGCAGGAGATAGTGGTGACGCTACTACTGCTGGAGGAGGTGGCGGCGGTGGTGGCGCTGGTGGCGCTGGTGGCGGCGGTGGTGGCGCTGGTGCCGGAGCAGGAGCCGGAGCTGGTGCCGGAGCAGGAGCCGGAGCTGGTGCCGGAGCAGGTGCAGGCGCAGGATCAGGAGCTGGTTCTGGTGCCGGAGTAGGTGCAGGAGCTGGTTCTGGTACCGGAGCAGGTGCCGGAGTTGGCGGAGCTGCTGGAGGAGCGGGAACTGGTGGCGATGCAGGTGGAAATGGCGGCGAAAGCGGCACAGGCGGAGGTAATGGCACTGGCACTGGCACAGGGTCAGGAACAGGTCAGGGCACTGGTGAAGGTTCCGGATCTGGAGATGGAAAAGGAGACGGTGACGGTGACGGTGACGGCGATGGCGATGGCGATGGCGATGGCGATGGAATGGGAGATGGCCTTGGCTTAGGCGCGGGTTTATTAGCTGGTTTTGGCGGTGGCGGAGACGCGCCTGCGTTTAGCCCATTTATGACAGGTATTAGCTACGAGCGACTGCAGCCTTCAGAGTTGTCGTTTCAGCAAAAAGATTACAACAGAGAGCTTGAGCAGTTGATGCGTGATCTCTCTCAGCCAAACAGAATGCTTACTGACACTAAGGGTGTGGCATGACATATTTAAACTTAGTAAACAATGTATTACGTAGACTTCGTGAGGACGAGGTTACGACTGTTGCTACAAATGCATACAGCAAGATGGTTAGTGATTTTATTAACGATGCCAAAGAATTAGTTGAAACAGCTTGGGATTGGTCTGCTCTACGACAAACGCTTACGATTTCGACAGTAGCAGATGACTACACCTATTCACTAGCAGGAAGTGGTGACAAGGGCAAAGTCTTTAGGATTATTAACGATACGTCTAACTGCGAGCTGCAGTATCAGACACAAGCATGGTTTGATAACGAGTTCTTTGTAAACAACCCAGTATCTGGCGCACCTAAATACTTTACTTATAACGGCGTAGATTCCAACGGTGATACACAGATTGACGTATATCCCAAGCCTGACGGTGTTTACTCGCTTAAGGTCAAGATAGTTAATCGAAACGTACCGCTTGCATCTGACTCAGATACCTTAGCTATTCCTAGCCAGCCTGTTATTCACATGGCGGTAGCTTTGCTTGCTAGAGAGCGGGGCGAGACCGGCGGTACGTCTACACCAGAATACTTTGCTATTGCGGATAGATACCTATCTGACGCAATTGCTATGGATGCACAAAAGCATCCTGAAGAAACCATCTTTTATACACCGTAGGGGATTGTAGATGGCACAGCCTTTACAAAGCATTAACTTGATTGCTCCTGCATTTAAGGGCGTCAACACAGAAGACTCGCCGTTGGCGCAAGATCCATCATTTGCTGAGGTTGCGGATAACGCGATTATTGATCGGCGTGGTCGGCTTGCATCACGAAAAGGTAATGCTGTTTTGACAACAAACAAAACAGTTCTTGGGGCAGACTATCTTCATAACATCCATGAGTTTTATGACAGCGCAGGCAATGAAGTAATTTTTAGTACCGGCAACAATAAGATTATGACTGGGACTACTACTTTGGTAGATGCGTCTCCGGGTTCATACACGATTAGTGCTAACGACTGGAAAATATTTAACTTTAACGATCACGCTTACTTTTTTCAGCGTGGCTACGAGCCTTTGGTATACAGCAATGCGTTAGGGGCTGTGACTAAGATGTCTAGCGTATCTGGCGCATCTGTAGCTTCTACGCAGCATTGCCATGAAGCTATTGCGGCGTATGGTCGCGTCTGGTGCGTAGGCAACGCCAGTGATGACAACGTTGTTTACTGGTCAGATCTTCTTAAGGGGCACGATTTTGCTGGCGGATCTAGTGGATCAATTGACGTATCTAAGGCGTGGCCCAATGGATTTGACAAGGTTGTAGCTCTTGCAGCGCACAACGGGCTGTTAATTATTTTTGGTGAGAACAACACCCTTGTGTACGCTAACGCAGAAAGCCCTGCATCTATGGAAATACGAGATGCTATTCCGGGTGTTGGCTGTGTAGATCGCAAGAGCGTGCAGAACATTGGTACCGACTTAATCTTCCTGACTCAGACGGGTCTTCGTAGTCTTGGCAGAACAATTCAGGAAAAGTCTTTGCCTATTACAGACTTGAGCAGAAACATTAAGCAAGAAATTATTGCGAATGTATTGGCTAAAGCAGATCCTGTTAGCTCGGTATACAGTCCTGAAAACTATTTTTATCTTTTGTGTTTTCCAGACATTAACCTTGTTTATTGTTTTGACGTTCGCGGGCTATTAGACAATGGCTCATACCGTGTTACTCGTTGGCCTAGCGTGGACTTTAAAAGTTTTTATAGGGATAGAAATGGTGACGTTTATATTGGTACTACTGCTGGCTTGGGTAAGTACAACAACTTTCTTGATAACGGCAATGTATATAGATTCCGATACTTCAGCCCCGGATTGTCCTTTGGCGACTCATCTAAAATCAAGATGCTCAAAAAGATCCGCCCAACACTAATTGGTGGCAACAACGCTGATATTTTTCTGAAGTGGTCTTATGACTTTGAGACTGCAACAAACACCAGTACGTTCAGAACTAGCAGTTCTACGCCGGGATTCTTTGGGCAATCAGAATTTAATGTTGCTGAATACTCAGAAGAAGGCAATGTAATTAGTAGAACGTCTATTAATACAACAGGTTATGGGACAGTGATTAGCGTAGGATTAGAAACAGATATAAACGGCTACTCATTGTCTTTACAGGAAATGAACGTATTAGCACTGGTAGGTAAGACGCTATGATAATTTTTAATGTGAGAGGGATTCAATAATGGCTACGGAGCAAGAAGTTTTTGACATGCTCAACGAGCTAAATATTCCGAGCATGACACAGCCGACATCTGGAGGCTTTGACCTTGGCGACACAATAGGTGGTTTGCTTAGCGGGGTTACCAGTAACCTTGGCACGATAGGCTCTGGTATTGGCGGTATGGCAGCCATTAACGCTGCATACGACAGGCTGGGTCGTGTTGGTGAGCGCGCACTAACAGGGGCCAACCTAATAGCTCAGCAAGGTCTTGGTCAAACTGCGTTTAAGCCATTTACCGTGACTACGGGGATGGGCGACCAGATTGGTATAACAGAAGGCGGGTTAGATATTGACCTTGGTCGAGGTCGGGACGTTTCTAATCAGCTTTTAAGCACTGCATCTAGAAAGCTGGATGAAATGGGGCCGGGTACAGCGGCAACTGACGTAGCCATGCAACAAGCATTTGGTGTGGGCAGTGACTTCATGGGTCGGCTCGGGCAAACCGATACGGCGCGAGAGCAAGAGATATTTGATCGGATTCGAGCTACACAACTGGGGGAAGAAGAGCGTCAACGACTGGCGCTGGAGGAGCGTCTAGCCAGTCAAGGCAGGCTAGGCGTTAGAACGTCGATGTTTGGTGGTACACCAGAGCAGTTTGCTTTGGCTCAAGCGCAAGAAGAAGCCCAGAATAGGGCGGCGCTGGCAGCTATACAACAGGCACAACAAGAACAACGACAACAAGCCGCTATCGGCGCGGAGTTTGCGGGCCTTGGCTCTTCATTAGCCGGTAGACAGCAGGCTATAGAAGAAGCGCAACAGCGTATGGCTTTGGGTGCTTTGACTGGTGCGTTTGTACCGCAGGCTCAGGCACTTAACGTAGCACAGCAGGGCTTGAATGCTGCTCAGCTAGCACAGCGTGGACAGCTGGCGGGTGCAGGGCTGTTTGGTGAAGCGTCTATGAGCGGCCTAGAAGCGCTTCTGGGGTCTGCTTTGGGTCAGGCTAACCTGATGGGCAATGTCGGCACAGGATTGCTGTCAGGGGCTTTACAGGGCTCTGGAAGCGGTCAGGATGGATTGTTGCAAGTTATTGGTAGCTCAGTAGCTGATCCGCTTGGTCAATTAATCGGCGATGGCGTAAGTAGCGCAATTAGCTTTTTAAATCCATTTGATTGAGGGTAATAACGATGGCTAGATTTAGTCAAAATCTTATTGCGGGGCTTACGAACCCTGCGTTTGGAGGCAATCTTACGGCCGTTGGTCAACAGGCTGGCTCTGCACAAGCAGTGGGAAAGCTAAGCCGACAGCTTGCGGGCCTTGATCTGTCAACCTCTGGCGGACTCATGGATTTAGCTGGGTTGTACTCAGAGCGTGGGCAAGCCGAACAGGCTCTTAAAGCGCAGGCTCTTGCCCAAGATTTAGCCGCGAATGAGCGGGCCGCACGAAACAGAGAGGGACTGAGAACTAGTCTATTAGCTAGAGCTTCAGCAATTCCCGAGGCAAAGGGGATGATTACATCGCTACCATTTATGGATGCCTCTCAGTTAGCACAGATGAGTCAGAGCCTCGGAGCGGCAGAAACAGCCATAGCAGAACGAACAAGGCAAGCGAAAGCCTTAGCGCCTCGGGTAGACGCTGTTAATAGATTTTTTACTGACAGCAACCAACAACCTGTAATTACGTCAGAGCTAACGTCATCCTTAGCCAGAGATCCAGAGGCGCTTGCAGACATTGTGGGGCGTTATGAGACCGAAATAGCATCTCAAAGGCTAGATAAGGTGGCGAATAATGCTCAGACAGTTACGCAGGGAAAACTTGCTCAAAGTCGAGGCGCGCCAGCAGAGCTTATCGCAGAAATAAATCAAGGGATGTATGTGGGAGACAATAAATCCCTCTTAGATAAACTAGACGGGACAGGAACTCAGCTAAAGAGCTTTACGTTTCTTAGTGGGCCAAGGCAGGGGCAGTTTGCGTCGTTTCCAGAGTTAAATGGGAAAGTGTTGACGCCAAACCCTGACGGCACTAAAAGTTGGAAATTGCCTGATGATGCGGGTCTTCTTGAGGTTTCAAAAGGCGAATGGTCTACTGATGGGCCGCCAACAATATCCACTGCAGACAAAAGAGTTATTCCCGCGTTAGCTGCTGCCGCTGGCAATACACAGGCGCTTATAAACGAGCTAGATGATTTAGGCGCGTTAAGGACAGCCGTAGTCCTAGCTAAAGTTTCGCCAGTTGTTCTTGATGAAACGGCCAGCCTTGAGCAATTTAATTTATCTGTTACGGAGGCTTTAAGCCGCTTACAGTCTGGAGCGGCAATTAAAGATGATGAATTGCCACGGTTTCAGAAGCAGTTTGAAATTCAGCCGCGAGATTTGTTTGCGCCACAGCACATGATGCAGAAAATTGTTCAAGCTGCCGCCTTGACCAGAGTCGGAGCCGACTTATTTGCTGAAAATATAACGCCGCAAAAAGCGAAAGAGCTAATTCAGGAGTCAGCCGCAATAACTTTTACGGAAGAAGAGATAGCAAGAATGGAAAAGGGCGAGACTAAACAGGTCTTGAAAGAAAAGACAGATAAGTATTTAGGCGTAGGACAGCCCAAGCCCCTCTCCGTTCTTGATGAAATCAGGCAAAGAAACAACCTTTAATAAAGGCACGCGATATGTCATCTGCAGCAGAAATTGAAAGCGCAATTGTTAGTTTGGACGCAAAAATTCAGGCAGAGGAAAACCCTGCAACAAAACAAGCGATGGCTGATGATTTGGTTAGGCTGTTTGAGCTGCATGACGCTTCGGTGGGTGCTTCGCCAACCCCCAACCCGAACGATATAGTTGGTGAGCTGAGGCAAAAAAAGACAGACCTTTTGGGCTTCGCAAATGCGTTTGCTGCTGGCGTTAATAAAGGTGTTATTTCTATCGCGGATTTGCCGTTTGACCTTATAAATTTGGCCCTCGATGCATTTGGCGCGCCTCAATCTTTCAGGCAAGGGCCGCAAAATCTGAGTCAGGGTATTGACTGGCTTTCCAATGAATTGACCGGGAAACGTCCTATTGCCGCTTTGACAACACCGCCAGAGTTTGTTGATACGCCCTTAGAAAGAAGCGTGGGTGTTATCGGCGAATATACTGGCAGCGGGTTTGGGTTTGCGACTGCCGCGAAAGAGCTGGGTCAACGATATTTGGCTCGCCAGCCGATTTCTCCCGGCCCGAGAGGGCCTGCTGGGTCATTTGCCGAAACTGCTGCGGCACCGGGGTTTATTCGTTCAGAAACAGCCGTCTCAGGCGCGGCAGGAGCTGGCGGGGCTGCTGGGCGAGAGTATCTTGAATCTCCCATTGGCGAGGTTGTTGGATCGCTAGTAACTGGCGTCCCCGCCGCCGCTGGTGTCCAATACGGCCCAGAACTAATGTCGTTTGCGAAGCGTCAGTTCAATCAATTCAGTCAGGCTGGTGCAGAGGAACGAGTGGCGCGTGGTCTTGCTGGCGAATCAATGGACTTAGATCAGGCGCTTTCGGCCTTGCAAAGCAATAGGCTTTTGATTGAGTCTGTTCTACCAGAGGGGCAACGAATTTCGTCGGCTCAGCTAACAGAAGATCCGGGGATTATGGCATTGCTATCTGAGGCCGCCCAAAATGACCCCGCCATACACAATTTGATGTCAAGGATGACTGATGATGCGTCTGAAGCGATTATCCAGCAACTTCGCGTTGCGGCGGACGCAGGTGATTCTACGGCGTTTTTCGCGTCACTAAACTCATTGACAAATGACCTGATTGATAGGTCGGTCAGAGACGCCGACTTAGCTAGAAGCCAGATAGAAAAACTTGAGGCCAGTGCCGCGCCACAAAGGGACGGCACACCCTTAACTGAAGAGCAATTAGGCATAGATTTTGTGTCAGCTTTAGAGGCTAGCTACAACAGAGCTAAGCAATACGAGTCGGAGGTTTGGTCGCTGGTAGATCGAGAGATAAAGATGGATGCCAAAGGATTCCGAGCGGCGGCTTTAGCGTTAAGGTCAGAACTTTCGCAGAGAGGGTTCAATTCCTCTCAGCTTGATTTCTTTGACGATGTAATACGTTTTGGCGCAGCAAAGGCCGACCTTCCAGAAGGTGTTGAGCCTCTTGATACATTTGAGGCCCTCCAAAGGTTCAGGTCAAATCTTCTTGAAGAACAGCGAAAGTCCAACAGGGCTGGCGATAGAAATAGAGCATCGGCAATTCAAAAGCTCAATGAATTAACTATGGATTTTATAGAGTCGGGGCCTAACGCAGAAACGTATGCTGCGGCCTCAGAGGTAACTAGGACAGTACATGGGCTTTACAACAAGGGAAAGCTGGCTAGGTACTTAGGAATTGACATACAGGGAGAAAAAACAATAGATCCCGAGCGGGCAATGAGCCGCGTTGTGCGAGGGGGAACAGACGTTGGGGATGTTCGCAGGGCGATTGAAGCTGAGGGGGTTCAGGTAAGCGAGTATGGTAACGAAATACCAGTTGCAGAGGGCCTGACGCAAAATATCGAGGATATGCTGAGGCTAAAGTTTTCTCAGGCAAAAGACAAAAAGAAGTTCATGGAAACGTATGCGCCTACGCTCCGTAAATTTCCAGAGCTTGCAAGGGATTTGAATCAGATCAATGCCGAGATAGACACCGCTGCCAGCGTGGTTGCCACCTCTGAGGGGCGAGCTGTTACGGCAGGCGACAAAAAGGTTACCTCAATGGCTGCTTTGATTGGGGCCGACCCGCGAGACGGTTACTCTGCTGTAAGTAAACTATCCGCCGATGATCTTATAAACATCAACAGAGTTGCGGTTAGAGAGGGTGTTGAGTCTGGATTTCAAAATATCTTTATTGAGGAGATATTTGACAGGCTTACAAGCACTAATAAGGATGGCACATTTAGGTATACGCGGTCACAAATACTCGAAGACAAAACGTTAGGCGCTGCCTTCATGCGTGTTTTAACGCCGTCACAAAGAAAACAGATTATAGAGCTTGATAAAGCTAGGGACTTAGTAACATCGGGGACGAGCTTAAAGCCAGAGGCAGGTGCGTCCAGCCTCTCAACGTCTAGCCGAGTTGCAAATTTTTTAGCGAGATATTTAGGCGCGCGAGCCGCCGCAGAGGTAACAACTGGCCCAGCAGCTTTGCAAGCCGCAGGCTTGTTTTCAAGGACAGCATCTAAGTTTGCAGACATATTACCGAGCAGTCAGACAAGGCGGGTGCTTATAAACATGATTCAAGACCCAGATTATATGGAGTACCTATTAAAACTTGAAAGGTCAAACATCCCTGATTCTCAGAAAGTTGGTCAACTACAGACTTTCTTTAGACGCTCTGGTTTAAGGGGGCTGGAAGAAATACAAAGAATATACAGGTCTGAGGCCGAGCAACGAGCTAATTCCAGCTAACAATCTCATAGTCCGGGTCAGCCTCAGCTTTCCTAAACTCTGCCCTGTAATGATCGCTAATTTCTTTACGCAGTAGCTTATTAGTTTTCAGCAGGGCATTTGCCTTTTCCCTCAGAATATCCATATGGCCTTCGCCATACAGCTTCGTTAGCCAGTCAGTAAAGGCTACGGGGTTCGACGTAAACCACTGGTGGTGGTATCTGCATAACGTCACTGCGTTATCCATGCTCCAGCGTACAGACTTCCGGGCGCGTCCATAGATGTGAGCGCAGTCCGTCCCCTCGTTAAAACAATACTGGCAGCGGTGCTGATCTCTATGCCTGACGCACTTGCTAAACCAGTTGTCGCAGGCTTCTCGCTTAATTGCCATTATTGTATTTTTCCTTGATCCAAGAATCACAGATTTTGTACCGGATATTGTCAAACATGGGGAAGTAACCCCAGTCATTGTTTGCCACTTCATGGACAGCTAATTTCTTAGCTTCCTTGTGACTCGTGGCCTCTACCTCTAAATCCCATGTTGCTTCTTCTTTAACCATTACTTGATATGTCTTAATAGCCATTAAATATCATCCTTTAATGCTTGAGGAAACGGTGCGTGAATGCCTTTCTTCTCTGAGAGCCACCGTACGAGCACCTCAGCGGCTTCGCTGACCTGACCCCCTGTCAGGGTAGCGGTCGATTTTTTGTCGTACATAGCCTTAATGATGGGCTTGTAGAGCATCTCTTTGACAAGAACCTCAGTGAATGGCACTTCGATCTCGTCGTTGAAGGGGTGCTTGGCTGAGTATCCTGCGTCATTTAGCTGATCTGCCATCTGGCGAAACCATAAGTGCATGGCGTTATTCTGACGCTCTGTTCTGCCGTAGGGCTTTATACCGTATGCAAGAACCTCACCTGATTTAAATTGATCCTTGATGAAGGCTATGAAGAAGTCGGCCTTTTCTTTTGTGTCTACTATCCACCGATGCCCCATGTCACTCCTTAGTGCATTTCGTATGTCTTTTCTGTAACGTGAACTTCAGTCACCAAGCTGGCGAGCCAAAGATCATAAAAGTCTTCCAAGGTCATGTCTATAGTTAAACCTTCTGGGAAGGTATCAGTATACACATCAGTTTGCTTGTTATTCTTTGTGTTGGTTGTAGCCCCGCCTATCGTAGATGTCAGCAAAACGGCGTTGCCGATTGGTAGTTTGACGCCAATAATCGGGATCATGTGCGCGGCCTTACGGTTATCCTAGCGACCTCTCCTGCGTTTTTATCGTAGGTAATGACCTTGGCTCCACGTTTTGATACCCAGCCTCCACGGGCCGCATAGGCATCCCTGCCGCTAAGTGTTGGATGCATCTCGGCAATAGCGCCACCGTCCTCTATCACACGCTCATGGTGATAGTGTCCGGTATGGATATAGGTGTAGTTAGCCTGCCCCCACATTTCCCTGAATCGCGGCTCACTTGCAAACAGTTTATGTAGGTTAGCTAGCTTTACCTTGTGGCCGTGGTGAAACGCCAGCATTGTTTCGCCGTGTAGGTAGGCGTAGTAAGGGAAATCATTGTCAATAATTGTCAGGCGTGGCTCGTTTTCGAACAGGTGTTTGAGGTGCTTTCTTAACCAGATGCTGCCAGAAATGTCGTGATTTCCTTCAGCAGATACAACAACAACCTTGCTGAATTTTTTGAGCATCATTCTTACGGCTTCTGTCATTACCGACATAGACAGATCAACCAACTTTCCATAGCGGGTGTCAGCATCCAGTATATGCCCGGACTGCGGAGTTACACTGAGGATGCCATCCCAATGGAGAAAGTCTCCAAGCTGGCACAACATTCCGGTTTCTGCCTTGGGCGCAGCCTTAATCATGTCGTTGATCGAGTTTAGGAATACATCCCGAGCTATATTTACATCCCAATCATCGCCAGTTTCAGCCTCGTAAGCGTACATGCCGAGGTGAAAGTCAGTGATAGTCAGCAATGTAAGCAGGTTTTCGTCGCAACTTTTAGGTGCTGCAGTGACTTTAAACTTGGGCAGACCAGATTGAGCATTCTCTAGACGCTCTACCAGTATTTCAAACTGGCGTTGCTCATCAGTCTGGGACTTAACCCACTGACGCACTGGCAGGCCAGCTTCGTCGTAAAAGGTTGATACGCCTTTAATCTTATGACCGTCAGGTACGGGGTTTTTCCAATCATGGTTTGGGCTATACCCACGCCTTGCGGCTTTGTCCCTAACCGCCTTGATGTGATCTCTGACTGCGCTCCGTGACATATTCAGCCTTTTGCCAATCTCATACTGAGATAGCCCTTGGACTGCTGACATATGTATAACTGTTAGTTGTTTTTCTGTGGTGCAAAACTCTAGTAGCGGATGTTCCATACGTCCCCCGGTATGGTTACAATCGCCGGAAGTTTAAGGGTGTTTAGCCCTTTCTTCCAGTAGCAACTGGCGGTACTGCTTCCACGCTTCCTTTTCTTCTGCGTGTTCTTCGATAAACTCGTACAGCTTTTTTTCTACGCACCGATGCCTAAGCAGCTCAACAGCAATAGCCATTTGCTGCTCAGTACTAAGCGATTTCCAGTGGTATTTCTGCGATACGAATAGCTCTAGCAGCCGATCATCAACTTGTTCACTCATAAGGATTTGTGTGTCCTTCTCGTTCCATAAGAATTTCAATGTAATGCGCGGCCTTTTGCAAGTCCTTCATGCCTCCGCCGGTGGGGTGATTCCACCGACTGATGTATTTGATGACCGCGTGCTCACAGATCCCCAATCCATTGTCCAGCGCATACTCCAGCGGCTGAACCTTAAAGTCCTTGTAATGGCTCCCGCCAACCTGTTTATCCATCGGATTCATGATTTCTCCTTTAATTTCATGACTTTGCCCACGTTGCCCACGTTGCCCAGTTTGCCCCTGATGCCCAAGAAATACCCCCCCACTGACCTAACCCGCCCCCTAAAACATGGGCATTAGAGGCATTCTGGGCATTCTGGGCATTCTGGGCATCCTGACTATTCAGTCTCCCAGCGGAAGTATTTGGCCCCATAAGTCCCCCTACGCTCCACTTTTAGATGGATGCCGCGCAGAAGGTCGATACAGGTTCGTAGCGTCTTTGGCGAACAGCCGTTGGGGTTGACCTCTTCGTCGTGCAAAAGGCCCATAAGCTCCTTCTGAGAGCGTGTCATGCCGTCTGACATCACGCTTTGCAGGAAGCAGAACTCATCCTCGTATTTCGCTAGCGCTTTTCCTACGTTGATCTGAGCCTTCTGACGGGCCTTGAGGTCTGATATGTCCTCTGGTCCTAGAAACTGTACAGAGTCCACAGATTCCTCGTAGTTAGTAAGCGCCCCGGTTTGGCGATACTTGAAGCCACCCTCAAAACTGACTTGACTGCGATCCTTCTCGTTAATTACCAGTAGCTCTTGCCAGTCTGAATACTTGTCATTGAGTGGGTCTAAGCCGTACATATTGTCTACGTCCGCCTTAAGATCGCCCACACCCTCATAAATCAGCTTTCCCTCTAAGGATCGGTGCTTGTTGCAGTGGCCCAGAAGGATCACAGTGCCGCCAGCGGCCGCAAACTGGCGGAAAACATGAAGAATATCCCGCATATCGCCCTTGTTTAAGACTGGCGCAAACTTCTTCAGGGTGTCGCAGATGATGATCTTGCCCTCTGCGTGACCTTCAATCCGGATCATATCGAGCAAATGCAGTGCATCATTAGTGGTGCGTAGCATCGGATCGCCTGAATTAGCCAAGGTAATCATAGTCATGCCGTACTTTTGGCCCATCTTGGCCTTCTGGAGTACGCCTCTAGCACCGTCATCCTCGTTGAAATAGATGACATCAGAGCCTCGTATGAGGTTTTTGGTGATGGACTGAAACAGACTGCCTAGAATCCAGACAGTCTTGCCCGCCCCGGATGGTGCGTAAACCAGCGTAACAGTGCCGGTCGTGACCATGTTCGGGATAACCTCGCGCTCCTTGGCGATGCGCTCTTCTAGCTCCTGAATGCGGTGGTTGGTCGCGGCCTGATGAAGTCGGGCCAGAGAGCTAATAATTGGCCTGACGTTTGTGTCTGCCTCCGTTCCTGATCGAAGTTGTTGTGACATCTCCTGATATAACTCCTCGTCTGATTTTGAGTATACCGCCTTGATCTTTTCGTCTAACTCATCTTCCGTCTTATCCACGGTACGCATCCTCCTCCACAATCTTGTATCGCTTTGGAGAAAAGTCCTTCAACAGCGTTACGCGGCGATCTAGTTTATTTGGATCCATATCTTTTAATTTTTCCCCCCGTCTGACGGCGCCGTGGTAACACAAGCACCAATACATCATGTAATCCAGTTCATCAGTTGACCACGTTTTCTGTATCCAGCGGTCATCTTTTTCCGTCCACATCCCTCGCGCCTTTAAAGCATCCAGCACCTCTTCCTGAGAGCAACCAGAGAAGCAGTAGACAAGGATCTTGTCGCTGGCCTCGGTGATCGACAGGCTCGGGCTGTTATCGTCGTGGGCTGGGCAGCAGGCTACGTATTCATTGGCTTTCACCCGCTTGAACTTATCTAGGCTTGAGAGTTTGTTGATTGTCTCTGCCGGGCTTTCCCGGTTACTACCACCCCTGAATGACCCTTGTTTGAAGTCGGGCACAAGCATCTCCTCTTTGTGTTGATGGAACCGAGCACTTTGATTCACCACGGAATCGTTGTCAATAACATTGCAAGGTTTTTTATTCTTTTAAAGTGTTGCAGACATTGCTGTATGGTAGTAACCTGAGCATGGGTAAACAAAGGAGTGCCAAACTATGGCAAACAAAGACAGGGGTGAAGTTAATATCCACGGTAAAATCTACCTCACGGTAGCTAGGAGAATTGATGACTTTAGGGTTAGCGATTCCCATCAGGGATGGTCGATTGAGACTGACCTAGTGACAGCAGAAGATTCAATGGTTGTTATGCGGGCCACCATCAAGGACTCTGAGGGCCGTGTCAGGGCTACTGGCTACGCAGAAGAGAACCGGGCATACGGCAAGATCAACAAAACCTCAGCACTTGAAAATGCCGAGACCTCAGCGGTCGGCAGGGCGCTAGCGTTCTTGGGCCTTGGCGGCAGTGAGATAGCCAGCGCAGATGAAGTATCAAACGCGATCGCTCATGGCTCTGCGAAGGATGCAATGGAGCCTATCCTCAAGCATAACGAAGCGGTTAGGGAGAACCTCGACTCTGTGGCGTATATCAAGATGAACATTGCCAGCGGGGATGCCCATGCCGTAGCTGAGGCGTGGGATGAAATTGATAACACAATCAAGGAGGCACTATGGGTCGCCCCGAGCAAGGGCGGCATCTTTACGACCGAGGAGCGAGCGTTCCTCAAATCTGAGGAGTTCTACCAAGCCAGAAAGGAGGCAGCATGAACACTGAAACTGAAAAAGACTTCGTGAACGGCATGATTATCAAGAAGCCCCACGAAAACGCGCCCGATTGGGTAAAAGCCAAGATGTCTATCAAGTTAGATGAATTCAAGGCGTGGATTGGCAGTGCTGTAAAGGCCGATCCCAGCGCCGAGTGGATTAACATCGACATCAAAGAGTCGCAAGGCGGTAAGTTGTACGCTGAGCGTGATACGTGGAAGCCTGAAGCTCAGGAAAAGGCGCCCGCTAAATCCGACCATGATGATATTCCGTGGTAAGGGGGGAAGATGAGAGATCCTGAATACATCTATTATCGAGAGCTATTTGATATTTTCAAGGCGTTCACTACGCCAAAGCTCAAGCGAACCCTAGAGGATCAGGGTATCCGTTACATGATGGACTCAAAAGGTAAGCCGTTTTGCCTGCGCTCATCAATTAACGGTCATTTGACTGGCGTCCCTGAGACGCCCTCAGAAGCCCCAGAATGAACGATGATCGCGACCCGTGGTATGACGTACCTGAGTACGTCCTGCCCTTTTCGGTCGTTCTAGCGGTGTCTTTAGTGATATTCGCTATGGGTCAGGGAGAGGCTGGCTTAAGCTGGCCGCTCTGAATCAATCGGGAGGCAGCGATTCCGTCCACCGGGGCGCTGCCGACCGGCTCAAACAGGGCAGGAGTGCGGCCCTTGGACAATTCAATAATACTAATAAAAGTTGTTTGAAGTCTAATACTGTTCTTGCTTTTTCTTAAACACTTCAGGGCATCGGACTATTTCCAGTGGCGGTTCATCGGCATCAGCCAAGCGAATCACGCTGAGATCACCCATAATCGCCATGTCCTCGCCAAATCTAAAAGCCATTGACTCCGCTGCCTGTAGCGCAATCTTCGCATCGTCGGACGAATATCCCTCCATTTGCCAAAATGGTCTTTTCACCGTACTGCCCCCATGAACTAACCGCATGAGTTTACGCCGCCAGCAGTAGCAAGAAAAGAGCCGCGATAATGATCACGGCCCCAATCGTCGCGGACGCTGCTATCAACAGATCGCCCGTTCTCTCACTAAACATAGCCTTGAGCCTCCTCTAACGGCTGAACAAGCCGATATATGTTGCCTTCGTAGGTTGCCTGCTGTGGGCCTACAAAACTGGGCTTGCAGTAGATCTTTTTCTGGTACTGAGGGTGATGCCTATATCTAGGGTGGCTCAAGGTTTTCCAGTGCCCTCGCCTACGGTGAGGCTTGGGCGATGCGTGAGTTCCGCACCCCGGCTTTTGTGTTGCCGGCATTCTGTCGAGTAGGAGAACGTTAGGGCCACTAGCGGTATTCCAAGGTCTGTTACGATTTGCTGGGTTACGTTTTGCCTTTGCGAGCCTTTCAGCGTTTGGGAGAACCTCAACAGCGTGTCGGTCGCCATATTTTAAATAACAATGCAAGTCCGCCACTTTTGCTAACTGGGCGGCGCAGTTGTTCTCTACTAGGTCTGCCTCGTATTTAGGTATCCCAATTCCATCAAAAAAATCTTCAGTTGATTTTGTTGGAAAATAGACCCATTTATACTCACCATTTGATGTCACTGAATAAAATATATCGTCTGGAGATGGGAACCAGAAGCAAAAAATCCCCAGCACTACAGGGCTCCCCCACTTGCCGCCCTCTAAATTGCAGGCAGCGCTCACACCAAAATAAAAATGGTCTGGATTTGTTGTATAAATTTTGCTTTCTGACAAGTCTGGCCCAGCAATAAGTTTCCGCATAAACGTGGAGTCTGTCCCGTCTGCGGCTAAATCTCCGTGAAGGGGGTGCGCTTCGTAGTTGCTAATAAAATATGTCCAATACTTTGCGGGGCCGGCTTCTCCGGTTTCGTAATCCCTCCACTCGCCTTGTGTAAGAAAAACAAAGTCGTTATACAGCCAGTTCGTTATAAGTTCATACTGTTCTTCTGCGCTATCCTCTCTTCCCTCACAAAAAATTGCTGGCTCGGTATGGCTAAATGGTTTTTCCCACAGGCTAATTACTGGCGCGTGTAATGACTCTAAAATTAGTTTTTTGTGGAGAGGGTTTCGGAAGGCTTGATTTGGCTTGTCGAGATGCCGTAGCACTTGCCTAACAAAATCACAATCGGGCCGCTTCATGAGTAATCCCCCGCGCAAATGTCAGCGTTGCTGGCGTCCTCTTCAATTAAATCCATGATGTAGTCAAAGTTAACCAAAGGCGTTATGTTTACCGGCGCCTCAGCGCCTGCGATGCGCGTTGTAACCTTCTCAAGTTCAAAGGTTTGCGGTTCCGCGTCACCGTCACCCGCGTTTATGCGGTAATGTATCTCCGCGTCAATCGTCGCCCACTCTGAGTCAAGCTCGGTCGCGAATACATGAACGCGGTCATAAAGTGTTGAAATGCCCATGTCATTCTCCCCTTTTTGCTAGATCGTAAATAAAATCCAAATGAATCAGGCCGCAATCCAAACCAAACTCTAGCCCTCGGTAATGGCCTTCGTCGGCATGGTTTCCCGCCTCAATCGCCGCTTGTAGCTTTTTCAGCGCCTCCATGTGTTGCGCCTTCATGCGGTCGCGGCGCTCTGCAATCTCTGACACTAACGACAGATCAACTACCATTTTCGGCGCCCCCCAAAGATTCAATAATCATTGCAATATCACGGCGAGCCATAGCGATATCATCGGAACCATTGCGGATCTTTGAGAGCCAGCGGTCAGCAGATGCCAGCCCGGCGATAGCTTCCCGCAGCCGAATGGCCGTCAATTGCTTTTGGGTTTCGTCGGATATGGGCGCTGGCTTGTGTTCCTCAATATATGGGAACATGTCGCGAGCCACCGCGACCACTTCGACCTCGTAGACTGACTTGGTGTCCCAGCTGGTATCTAGGATGGCATGGTATACCGCTTCGGCTTCTGATTTAGAGAGCCAAGGTGCGCATTTTGTGACGTATTGTTGCGAGTAGGTAGTCATGATTTCTCCCGGTTTGTTGAAATGTGCCGCCAATGTTGGCAACACTTTGCAAAAGATTAACAATGTTTGTTGCTTTATTCAAGCGACCGCGATTAACTGAGCGCCACCCAATGCGCGCTCAAAGTTAGTGGAGCGTGATCCGTGCACGTTTATCACGATATTCGGCGCGGCATTGTCGCGGCCGTTACATAACCCGCAATCAATACATTTAATGCCCTTCGCATCGGATAGGCATTCAATCTCACCGGGCAGCATCGCCGCTGACTCGGTTTTAACGCGGAACGTGCGCGCGCCCATATCATTTAGCTTTTGCGCTTGCTTTGGGGTATCGGCCGAAGCCATGCAGTAACGCAGCAATGCCGCGTCAAAATTGGGATGCCGGGATTGGTGGGTATAGCCCGTCCAGCCATCGGCCGCGACTAACAAGCTTTCCCACACTGGCACCGGGATAGCGGCCGGGTCACCATAAGCGCCCATGCGTACCGATCGGCCATGTAATGCTGCCGCGATCGCTTCCGGGTTATCTGAATAGTCCGGATAATTGCCGCGCTCAAATGCGCGATAAATGCCGAGCGGAGCCTGCCCGATGTTGACATAGCACGCGCCACCTAAACTATGGCGGTGCGGACATGATCCGCAAATAGATGCGTCAAGCTTGTTTTTGCTTGCGTGCATCGGATTAACATCCGCGCGGAGTATCCACGTTTGCACCATGTTCCCGCGACCATTCGGCCCGGTTTTAATGTTGCTGCTCGAAAGCGTAGCGATGCCGACAATTGGCGCACCATCTAAAACGGACGCGCCACGATAGAATATAAAACCGTTTGGCTTTGCCATAACTAATCACTCCGGTTGTTTGTTTGATTTTGAGCGTATGCCCACAAATGCGCCCCGGATTGAGGCGCATTGATTGGCGCACGTTCAGCAGATTTTGCCCCGCTCCGGGCGATATGCCATGCAGTTGAGTAGCCGCCCGTCCTTTGCGTAAATGTGCGCAACATCGCAGCGGTTTGATTCGATGTATGCCCGCGCCATGTCTACCGCGTCAGCCTTGCGGTGATAGGTGTCTGAGTCCCCGATCTGGTCGTGCTCGGCATCGTATGCCGTGACTAGCCAGCAATCCCACTCCTGCGAATGGTGTACAACCGAATAACTCCACCGCTCGGCGTATTGTTTGCGCGCCATCATTGTGAAAACCCCGCTGCTGTTTGATAAGCCAAAAAGGCCAGAATTGTCATGGCTGCAAACCATAGCGTCATTAGCCCAATGACCATGAATTGCTCGCCTATTGTCAGATCGTGATTTTTGTTCCGCCTTTTCATCATTTTGTTTTACCCCGTTTAGTGTTTGGTGCCGATGCGGTATTGCATCCGACAAACGAATGATACTTTCAAACATTACAAACATTCCAAGAATATTTCGGAATATTAAATAAGTTTGCTTATAACCTCAGCGCCATGGGCATTGATCCCATAACTGCCAGACTACCAAAGCCAATACGATTGCGCCGGGAATGATTCCAAACACTGTTACCGCTGCCATTGTCATTACATCCATTTTTCTTTACCTGTTTGTGGGTTCAGGGTGTAAACGATTGGCGGCCGGATTTATTACAAGCCGGGTTTTCTGGGTGCTGTATTGGTAGCCGTATTGGGTGCCATTCCGCCTCACACCTTCACCCGTACAGCATCCGCCACGCATCCGCTACCGATCGGCCGCAAGTCCGCGATTTGCTGGCAAATTGACCCCCCCGGCCCCGCGATCGCGCGTAACGATGGCGGCAGTTGCCACCCAGACACAAAA